TTTTGTAGTCTACCCGGCCAGCCGCTTTGTATCTCGTTACCATCACACCGCAGTAGTCGGCATGGAAGTATTCCCCCATGAGGGACTTCATGGTGTCGAGATGAGGCTTTTGCCTTTCTTGAAGCTCAGACAGTCGCTGTTTCAGCTCCTGAATCTCAGCATCATAGAGGCGGTATTCCTCAGCAGCAGCAATCCAACGGTTGACCTCTTCACCTTGCGGTATGTACAGGTCTCTCTCTGGATCTTTGTCGGGCTCCTTCTTGTCTACTACCTGTTGCCAGAACTTTTTAGCCTCGGCCAAGATTTCTTGAATCATGGCTTCGTCTCGGAGTATTGGAAACTCCTGAATCTGACCTTCAAAGTAGAAGACTAACCAGCCTTGCTTGGCCCCCGTTACCAGGAGCTGGTGTTGCACCTGCGGGTAATAAAGCTGGTATGCCTTGCTGTTTGCTTTCTCAGCACAAACATCTTCCCAGACAGTCGCACTCGGGCTTTTCAGCTCGACGGGCTCCCCGTTATCTCTCAGGCCATCCAGGGAGGCCCTCATGAGCGGGTATTGAACCGATTCGACACAGGCGGGGAGCAGCATGTCATCATACTTCTCCTCGAAAGCGCGTCTTGCAGCATCTTCGTTTTCTATCCCCCGGCGAACCAGCGGATTAAGACTCAGATCGACTTCACGCGCATACCCAGTCTTCTCGGCCCACAGTCTCCATCGTGTTTTGTACGGAGACCGATTGAGCAGGATAGCGGCGTCAGTGGCTGTTACACCTTGACGCCGCCAATCAAGCCAATCTTCCTCTCGTTGCGATAGGTTGACTATTTTCATGGACCTCTCTCCAATGGTTAGGAGGGAGATCTCCCCCAGCGGGGGAGTCCCCCCCGTTGGGGTTAGTAGTAACTGCCTTCCGCGCCCTCCTCTTCTGTAACAGGGATCATGTCCTCGTCACTCAAAGGCGGCATTTCTTCGGCACCAGGTTCAGCATTTGCAGAACCACCAGCGGCGGACTCTTGCTCGTGCGCTTCCTGGTAGTCAGGTTTCGGAGGCTCCATTTGATCCATCTCCTTGTCACGAAGGAATTGAGTCGCATATTGCAGTTCCGAACCTTCATACCGTCCCTTCACATACTCATGCGCCGCAGACCATGCGTTTTCAGCATGGCGCGATTTGCGAGTTTGGTTAGGATCGGGTCAAGCTCTTTGTGCTCAATAGCCAAAGGCTCTTGGCTTTGAACTTGAGATGGTGAAGGGAGATTGGCAATAGCCGGGTTAATGGCCGATGCCTGCTCCATTTCACGGATGCGTTCAGCTTCATCCTGGTCATAAATACCAGAGAAACCAAATGCGACACGAGAACACTGGATCAGCGACTTGTGCCGGAGTTGACGCTTGGTGTGCGTTTGCCAGGGGCCATCAACAGTGTAAGCACCATTGCGACCTTGACCCTGAAACGGTTCACGGTACACCTCATCAATGAACTCCTTGATGCGGATAGGGCGAGATCTGTCCTTACGGTAAATCACGCATTCAATCCACTCAGGGCAGTCAACTTTCGCCCCCTGCATTCTGACCATCTTGTCCGAATACACGAACTCGACGCCATCATACTGGGGATGCTCGTTGATGATGCGGCTCCAACCATCAACACCTACTACCGGAATGATCCCATTTTGCTTGTCAGGAAACGCATAGATTTCCCGAGTGAAAGGGTTCAAACCGTACTGTTCAGCCACGATCAGGAGCGTCATCATCTGCTCATCGGTCGGGGCACTTCCATCTCGCTGCTTGAATGCGGTCGCCTTCAAAGTTTCATAGAACTTTCGGGTGTCCACGCCAAACCGGCTTGCGATACGGGTTACAAGAGATTTGTTATCAGACATGGTGTTTCTCCAATTCACGAATGAACGGTTTGAGGACACCATGACCCCCTCGGGGCATGAGTGCCCCCGTGGGGTTTAGTAAGAGTTGGCGGTGTTACCCGCCAGCCAAGTGGTGCAGCCGCATGAACGGGATGTCATCATCCCAGCCATCAGGAGCGGGACCATAGCCTCCGCCCATACCACCTTGCGGTGCTGATTGCTGCACAGGAGCAGATTGCGTACCGGCTCCTGTACGTTGCCCTTTTTGGGGCGCTGCACGTTGAGAGTTGTCCTGAGGTGCATTTCCACGACCACCAAGCATCTGCATTTCAACGCAGTGTACTTCGGTGGTGTAGCGCTCGATTTGTTGGCTGTCAGTCCACTTCCGGGTGCGGTTGCTCCCTTCGAGATAGACTTGGGAGCCCTTTTTCAGGTACTCACCAGCGACTTCTGCCAAACGACCTTTAAGCACAATACGGTGCCACTCAGTATGCTCTCTTTGCTCGCCAGACTGCTTATCGCGCCACGTATCCGTTGTTGCAACGTTGAAGTTGGCAACGGCAGTTCCGCTTGGCATGTAGCGAATTTCCGGGTCAGAACCGAGATTACCGACCAGAATTACTTTGTTGACGCCTTTAGACATCATGACCTCCAAGTTATTTGGAGAGGGCCAACGCCCCTTTCGGGGAGCAAGCCCCCGTAAGGGTTAAAAAAGTGATCCTCTTGTTCGGCGTCGATCTCTGCCAGGCGAATCAGCTCAGATACAAGGCCAAGCCTTTCTGCATCTGCTCTTACTTCGTCGTAGCTGAAACCAAACCGTTCAATGAGGGGTTTTAGTGAATCAAAACGCTCGTAGTCGAAGGTATCACCCTGTTCATCACAGAATGCCACCAGCGGCTTCTCTACGTTTGAAAAGTCATCCGCGAAACGCTGTTGCAGGTAAACCAACATCAGCAGGGGTTTGTGACCATGTTCCGGGCGGAGTTCACCAGCGCCTTCCAGCGTAGCTGGATGGATAGTGTTTTCGCCTAGTCCAGTGCTAACCCCAAGCTCATAACCGCTGTCAGTACGCATCAGCACACTGGGTAGCAAGTCATTTGAGCCTTCGCTCCGAGCAACCTCAAAGCCGATTAAACCGGCTCCTTTGGCAAAAACCCCAGCAACAAAACCTTTGAAGAGGTTTATGTCACCTGGAGGTAACTCAGAGGGCGGAGATAACAGCCAGTTGAGAGATCCCAAGCTGGCTGTTTGTCCGGCTGAAACATTCCCCCCTTCCAGCACCGTCTGTGTCTCTGCGTTTACCAGCACCTCATCCAGAAAGGTGTACCCCTGGCTGAGAAACTGTGACACATACTGGCTTTCTTTGTCCTTGTAGGACATTGGGATCGTGTCTGGGCCGTTAGCTTCAAAAGGTCCTTCGAGCTTTGTCTCAGACCAATTTTCAGCTTTCCCATCAGTGACGGTTCGGCGTAGCTCGACCATCGTGAATTGGCCTGGCTCCGAGGAGCTGGGCTCCCGGAGCAACTTGTAGCCAATGAAGACTTCTATTGTGGTTTCGTCATTGCCCCACTCTTTAGCAGTGTAACGACGGCACAAACAGTCATTTTTCTTCATGCGTCACCCCTTAGCGCCATTGGTCCCCGAACACATCCTTCGCAACACGCAGGATGGCTTCACGCTCCTCTTTGGCCGCACGGATAAGCAGAGCTTGATCCAGGGCGTATTCAAGAGCATTTGGGGCACCACGGAACGCTAGAGACAGTTTCGCCCAACGCACCAACGTCCGAGTGGACATGGTGACGCTGATCTGACCATCTTCACCGTTTTCGCCAAGAAACAGTTTGCGGACCTGATTAGCAATCCGAACCATTCCCTTCCGCACATTTTCCGGAAGTTTCGGAGTAACACGGCCAAGAATGCTGAGTTCAGCTTCCTCATCCGCATACCCTACTTTGGTGAAACGATAGCGATCCATAGCTGCGAGGTTCTGCATCATCACCCCCTGGTACAAACCAGAAGCATCACCGGACCCCGTAGAGTTACCAGTAACGACCACACGAAACATCGGGTGCGGCTTGATGATTTCCCCGCCATTCTGAGCGATCACAAGGGGACGCCCTTCAAGGACATCGTTGAGACCAGCCAGCTCGGCAGGGTCGGCCAAATCCACCTCGTTGATGAGGAGCAGATGACCTTCACGCATAGCGACTGCCAGAGGTCCATACATGAACTTCATGACAGGTGGTTGACCAGGCTTTTCCGCGACCAGAGCGTGATGTCCAATCAGATCTGTCAGCTCCATCCGCCCGTGGGCAGTGATTTGCTGAACAGGCCAGTTGAGACGACCAGCGATCTCGGTGATACCTGAGGTTTTGCCAGACCCGGTAGGGCCGGTTACGAACAATGCGTCACCGCCAGGCTCTTTGAGATAGGCCAAGACCTCTCGCAGAAACTCTTTGCGGAAAACGTAGTTGGTATCAGTGGCAGGGATGAAAGGGTTTGAACCGTCAGCGTAGCCGATGGCCGTTACCTTCTCCGGAATGCTGGGCATACCGAAAACCTTGCTTACTGAGAATTGAGAGTATTGAGACATAGGTGCGCTCCTATTGTGACAGGCGCACCACGTCCCGAACCGGGCGGATGCGCCCGGTTGGGCTAGTAAATTAACGTTAATTTGCTGTTTGTTTTT